GGAAGAGATCCAACACAATCTGTATGGAAGAATGGTAAACGTCCTTCCCCAGATTATTACGAAATTATTAACGGGAACAATGACTGACGAACAAATTGAAATGCTCCGCCGTCTTATTCAAGATGAGATTGAAGTTGCTGGTGTTGATGGTATGGAACACGGTGTCTGGGGTTGGATGGACAGTCAATTAGACAAACGATGGAAACAATTTCAGGATAGTTTCAATGACTGAAGAAGTCCTCCCACGAGGCAACGCACTTTGATCTAAATAGGAGGTCATAATGATCTCCTTTTTTTATGCTTTCGGTTCATCAACACTGGGATCCACTTAAAGTATGTGCTGTGGGTAGGTGTTATCCTCCAGAATTTTTTTCACATATTGAACACCCTAAAGTAAGAAATACTTTTGAGAAAATTGCACAAGAGACTGAAGAAGATTATCAAGGCTTGATCAAGAAACTTGAAAGTTTTGGTGTAGAAGTGTTGAGGACAGACATATCAGAAGATCTTGAAATTTATAAACAAGGCGATGTAACGTATCCTACGCCACCAATGACTCCTAGGGATTATTGTGGTATGATTGGTGATACTTTTTATATGCCTAGTGAAAACTATGGGGACAATATTGATGTGGAGCAATTCATCAATGGTTTTCTTGGTGGTGGTACATCAAATGTTTTGAGTAACTTTCAAAATTATCCAGAAATAAAAAAGTATATCTTCGATTTGTTTCTTCCTGGTCGCCCTGTGTCGGATTTGGTGGGAAATATGTTACTGCAGAATTATGGAAGGAATGGTTTGGAGGGTAATCTGCTTAGTTTGGATGATCGCGAAAACTTGAAACAACTTTTTATTCAAGCAGAAACAATGACTATTGGGTCTAATGATAAGACTCCAAACTTTAAAGGATACTATGCTTTTAATACAATTAGAGAATATGTAAAGAGAACAAATAATATTATTTTTGATAGTTATGTGAATACTGCCTGTATAACTCGTGTTGGTAAGGATTTGTATATTGGAATCGGAAATTATATTAATAAAATGTACGAGAAAAAATACATGGATAAATGGGCAAAGTTATTTCCTGGATATAGACTAAATAGAGTGGATTATCCTGGCCATATTGATGGATGTTTTACTCCTATCAAGCCTGGTCTAGTATTATCTGCTAAAAGTGTTGACGTGGGACACTTGTTTCCTGATTGGGAGCAGGTGAAAATTCCTGAAAGTCTTGCAAAATCAAGATTCAAAAAGAATAGGGCGAGACTACGTGGTAGATACTGGGTTTCTGGCGAAGAGTATAACGATGAATTCAATGATTATATGGATTGTTATATGAATAATTGGGTTAATTATGCTGAAGAAACAACATTCGATATTAATGTATTGATAGTTGACGAGAATAACGTTCTGTGTACTGACGTAAATAAAGAAATGTTCAAGGTGTTTGAACGACATGGTGTTACACCACACGTCGTACCTTTCAGACACAAATCCTTTTGGGATGGTGGGCTACATTGTAATACAACTGATATTCATAGAGATGGTGAGCAACAAGATTACTTCCCAGATTGAAACCTGGGTGATGGAAGTATTGAGTAAACCCAATAAGGCATTTGGTAATCTACCACCGTGTCCGTATGCTAGAAAGGCATGGATGGATGGTAACGTGGATGTAAGAATGCTGACTACCTGGCAAGAGTTTGAGTATGGTCCATGGAATAAAGACGTGACCATCTACGTCACTGATATGGACGCGGAAGCGCTTGCAGAAAAGGTGGCTTGGTACAATGAAAGGTTTCCTGCCTATGTCTTCCTAGAAGAGCACCCAGACCTTGTAGAAGAGGTCGATGGATTCGTAGTGAACCAAGGAGAACTTGCAATGATTATCGTCCAGTCTAGGCAGCATCTAGAGCAGGCACGGACAGCGCTAAAGATGACTGAGTATTATGATAAGTGGTCACCGGAGATGCGGGAACGCATCCTTGACCGCTGAAGCGATCTGTGCTAGAATATAAATAATCCCAAATGCTGTGGGTACATGAAAACGTTTAGTCAGTTTATGCTAGAGTGTTATACTCTAGACGAGACATCACTAAACCGCGTTCGTAGTAAGTCGGAAAAGGGTGGTATGGCTATCCTTTCTGGTCAGCGGGGAGATAAGTCCAAGAAGGAGAACCAAGCAAGAAGTAAGAGAACTGAGAAACGCATCCGTGGTGCAGGTCTACCAGGTCCTACCAAAGTATCTGGTCGTTACACTGAGAACCCAGGTACACCACAGGAGAAAAAGGTAGGCGAGAAGTCGCATGTCGTATCTTCTGGTAAGATGGGCAAGCGTAAGTTCAAGAAGACTATCGAGAAACTTGGTACCGAAAGAGGACTAAAGCAAAAGCGTAATGCTAAAGGTTCCTCCAAGGATGACCAAGACAGCGTACTCATCCAGCGTAAAGGCAAGGGTGGTGCTACACTGAAAGGCACTTCTAAGCAATCTTGGCCAGGCAAAGGCAAGAACGTCAAAGTCGGCAAGATGAAACCAGGTCGTACTGGTGAATTTGATACTAAAGTGAAAAACAAAACCTTTACCTATGAAGAAGACTAAGTTCCCACTACCGCATCACATCATTGAAGACAAGAAAGAAGTCTGGATTGTCTGCCAGAGTAGCATCACAGCAAAAGGCATTCCTGCTTTGATGAAAAAGTATTTCCCAGAATATACTGCTTGTCTTTGTAGTCCAGATTACTTCGAGAAGTTATCCCAATGAATCCTGAAGATATCAAACTAAGTTCTACATCAAAGATGTTTACTTACGAGCAGTATTCTCGTGACATCGAAAAGATTACAGACGTAAAAGAACTGCAAGACATCGCCCGCAGTTTCTATAAACTATACCTCAAGCAACAGGAAACTGTTGCAATGCTTGGATTTCCTACCAATGATAAGAACTGAAATTTGGGAAGTGATTGACCAACGCACAGGTCGTAAGATCTGTGAGTCGCCGTCAAAACAAGATGCTGATATGATTTCATCATGTCGCCCTTTTGCTGTCGTAAGAAAGAAACAAATATTGCAAGATCAAGTCATTACTATTGATAGTGATAGCGATAATCTGATTGAGATGTGTAATGGTGATGAAACATATTATCTAAGCGTAAGTACCCCTAAATTAGAACCTTCAGAAGCAATTACATTAGACTTAAAATGAAAGCAGTAATTTATACAAAGGACGCTTGTCCCTATTGCGTAAAAGTAAAGCAGGTGCTAGAATCATTGAACGCTCAGATTACTGAGTATAAATTCAATGAAGACTTTGATCGTGATCAGTTCTATGCAGAGTTTGGTGAAGGATCTACCTTCCCCCAAGTTTTGTTGGATGAAGAACACGTTGGTGGATGTACAGAAACAGTAAAATATCTGCGCCAAAAGAATCTAGTCTAAATATTTACGCCACGGAGAATAGAAATGTTAGCAGCAGTTATCTGTCTGGCAACTATGGTTTGCCTGCTGACTATGGGTCTGGGACTTGTTGTCGGTTATCTGGTCCGACAATACATCGCAGACACTACTCCCCAATATGCACACCCAGAATGTTTCGATGAAAATGGAAACATGATACCAGACAACATCATTGCATTTCGATTTGAAGGCAACTCCCCATTAGATGATTTTGAAGAATAACCATGACTAAACTTCCTAGTAATCCGCTTATTTCTGAAGTTCTAAAAGCAGTACACGGTAGGAAGACCGTTGACGGCAAAGTAAAACTCCTTCAGGAACATAAGGGTGACCACATCAAAGCACTCCTAATCTGGAACTACGATAAGTCTATCGAAAGTGCTATTCCAGCTGGCGATGTTCCTTACAAAAAGAACGACGCACCTGCAGGCACCGCTGGACATACCAGACTTGCTCATGAATGGCGTACACTTTATAACTTTGTACGTGGTGGTAATGATACTTTGTCTCAAATGAAGCGTGAGACGTTGTTCGTTCAGTTGCTAGAAAGTCTTCATGCTGATGAGGCAGAACTTGTATGTCTGGTTAAAGACAAAGATCTCCAGAGTAAGTATCGGATTAGTAGAAGTGTTGTAGAACAAGCATACCCCGAAATCAACTGGCGCGATAAATGAGGATCTTACACGAAGCGTGTGACGTAACAAAAGAGAATACAAGAGAACTGCCTAACTCGGCATATGTTATTGAGTATATGAAAGACGGTATCAAGTGTTTTGATATCGCTATGTCGGGTAAGCAGGTTGAAATCTTTGATGAATACTACGATAAGTACGGTAAAGACTTCGTTACAATGTACCGTTCGCAAGGACGTGCAAACCCTAAACTGTTCAAGATGAACAGTTGACCATAGATACATAGTATGGTATACTAATACTGTCGTTCATCTTTAGGAAACTAAGGACGCAAGTAAGTCGCGGAACGGATCGTTCAGGTTTATGTACTTCTTATTACCACTAGCAATAATCACAAGCACGACAATAGCTAATTCCGATTGGCTGATGTCTTGTAAGGATTATGACTGGTTTGTTGAAGGAGTAGAGAAGTCTGAAGCGTTGACTGAACTTCAAAAAGAAGAACTCAAACAGCGTTTCAAAGAGGCAACTCGCCCAGGATGTTTCTGGGGTAAACCCGCAAACGGCTGAAGGAACGGAAAGACGGATCCTGCTACGGCAGAGAAGGTTAATTTCCATTCATTCAGGAGAAAACAAATGACTACAGCAGTCTATCGCGGTCACGCTTACAACATTGAAGAGCGTAAGCTCAATGTTCTAGCACTAATCAAGCGTCAGCTTGAAGCAGAACAGCGTCGTCATCAGGCACAGCTTGTTCAAATCAGGGGCAAGTGAGATGCAAACACTACAATTAGTCTCCATGCTTACCGCAGCTAGTGCGGCATTCATTGGTTTGATCTATTTGGAAGTGCGATTGCTCAATAACGCCAAAAAGTATTGAGCCATGTTACTCATTCTTCCCAAGAAAAAGGAAAAGGTTGAGGAAGTTGCTAAGGTGTTTGCAGATCTATGCTATCGAGGAGTTCACTATTCTAAGTGGGTTATCCTCAATAGCATACCAGTCAAGGACTGGAAGATTGATTTGTAAAACTAAATAAGGTTAGGTTAAGGGGATTGACAGATCCCCTTTTTTATTCTAAAATTTAGGAGGTATTCTATTGAGATACAAAGATACAATTAGACTAGTCAAAGAAGCAATGCACAATCCAAGTCTGTATTCCGAAGCAGAGTTGGAGTATATGAAAAGAGCATATGATTCTGCTAAACTTGGTCTTGCTAAAAAGAAAGCACTGAAGAAACAAAAAGGATTTGGTTATGAACAATCAACAGGTGAAGCTCGTCAGCGTAAGTCCAAACGCTGAAGAACAAATTGCATACTGTGCTCGCGTTAGTAATCCCGCGAACCAGGACAATGATAAGTTCGCGGGACTTCTTCGATACTGCATCAAGCACAAGCACTGGAGTATTTTTGAGCACGCATATCTTACACTAGAGATCAACACGACACTTGCTATTGCTACACAAGTGTTGCGTCATCGTTCTTTTACTTTCCAACAGTTTTCACAACGCTACGCAGATAGTACGGCACTGAGCACTGAGATTGTTCTACCTAAACTGCGTAAGCAAGATCAGAAGAACCGACAGAATTCTACTGATGATCTTGACCCATTCCTGGTGCAGGAGTTTGAGATTAAACTGAAGCAGCATTTTGAAGAAGGCATGAAACTATATCAAGACATGCTTGCTGCTAATGTAGCAAAGGAATGTGCTCGTTTTGTGCTACCACAATGTACAATGACTAGACTTTATATGTCTGGTTCAGTTCGCTCATGGATCCACTATATCGATCTGCGAACTGCTAACGGCACACAGGCAGAGCACATGGACCTTGCTGAGAAGTGCAAGGTGATCTTCAAGGATAAGTTCCCTATCATTAGTGAGGCACTTGAGTGGTGAACCTATACTTAGGACCAACTTATGGTCTGGATGCAATAACTGGTACTGCTACTTCTTATGCAGCAGTCGCTAATCTTCTGTCCATGAGGAAGATTGTTGCTATCTATCAGGGTAGATCTGAAGCTGGTCCTAGAGCATTAGGTAATCGTTCTATTTTGTTTGATCCTACCGTTAAAGATGGTCAGGACATCGTTAATGTCGTCAAGAAGCGGGAAGCATTCAGACCATTCGCGGGCGTAGTCATGCAGGAGTATGCATCACAGTGGTTTGATGTTGAAGAAAGTCCTCACATGACTTATGCTGTAAAGGTAAAGACTGATACACTGCCCGCTATCACACATGTTGATGGTACTTGTAGGGTTCAAACTGTTACTAAAGAGCAGAATGAGCATCTATATAATTTGCTTGATGCTTTCAATAGAAAGACGGGTATTCCTATCTTATTGAACACATCGTTCAACTTAGCGGGAGAACCATTGGTGGAAACGCCAGAAGAAGCAATCAATACCCACCAGCGTAGTGCAATCGACTACCTATATTTTCCTGAAGTTCAAAGGTTGTTATGAATGTTCTAGGTGTAAATTTATCAAACAATGGATCTATCTGCCTGTTGAAAGACGGGGAGGTAGATTTTTACTTAGAAGCGGAAAGGATCAATCGTGATAAGTACAGCAACGATGTTAGTTGTCTTGTAGATTATGTTGATGATGTAGATGTACTTGCCTTCGTAGATGCTCAATGGAACGATGAAAGGAAAAGATACCGAAGCAGCAGCAACGTCGCAGCATTTCGACGCAAATTTCCAGGAGCGACTGTATGTGATCTGCGATTGGATCATCACCTTGCCCATGCTATGTGTGCTTTTCATCGGTCTCCCTTTAGGGATGCAGTCAATATTGTTGTTGATAGCAATGGATCACTGTCTCCGCAGGGAACAGAAATAGAAAGTATTTACTCTGGACTAGAACCAGTTCATAAAAAATACTTTACTGAGGATGATCCTGGTATAGGTAAGATGTTTGAGGGTGCATGTAAGCACTATGGGTTTGATTGGATGGATGCTGGTAAGGTCATGGGACTGGCTGCATATGGTGATAGTCCAGCACTAGAAGTGCAGGAGGAATGGGAGAAGAGGTCTGAAGAGCTTGTACACATTGCGGCACAGTACAGTAATAACATCACCCTGTCGGGTGGTTGTTTCTTGAATTGTGTGGTAAACTATAAACTAACTAAAAAATTTCCTCACCTAAATTTCTATGCAGAACCACTTGCTAACGATGGTGGTACTGCAATAGGAGCAGCATACTTAGCATACTATGAAACTAAAAATTCTTGATATCAGCACTACTATTGGGTGCAATTTAAGTTGTAAGGGGTGTAATCACTTCAGCAATTACTTTGCACCAGGTAGCAAACTAAACACAGACCAACTGATTCAGGACATCCACACCATCCTACCCAGATTGGACGTAGAACGGGTGAATGTGATTGGCGGAGAACCTTTGCTCAATCCACGTTGTAGGGAGGTCCTGCACGCTTGTCTGGAGCATCAGGAGAAGGTTTGGTTATACAGTAACGGCATCCTCCTGAACGAGAAAAACAGGGCATGGATTTTGGAAGACTTGGAGAAGTATCCAGGTCTGGAGATGCGGGTTAGTGTTCATACTCCAGAAGTTCTTCCCAACTTTGAGGAACTAACATCAAAAACTAGTAAGGTTATACCTAGCTTTCATCATGACGGCAAGGTTCGCTGGTTCGATTCTATCAAGCATAGGGATGAAAAAGTTTATCCATATAAACACAATAATCCCGAAAGAAGTTTTGAAGTCTGCACTTGCCCTAATCCACAACTGTTCAATGGTAAGTTGTGGAAGTGTCCTAACTCAGCATTCCTAAAAGAACTTCTATACGTCACAGAACAAAGTGATGACGAGGAGTGGGCACCTTATATTAGTGAAGGTCTTCCTGTCGATTGTAGTGACGAAGAATTGGAAGAGTTCTGCTATAATAGCACTAGGGCAGAACCTATTTGTAATATGTGTACTGCTAAACCTTTGCGCTTTTCTGCTGCAATTCAGCAGGAACATAAGAAAAAGGTTATCATCACCGAATAAATAAATCGTAAAGAATTTTATTATGCCCACATATCCAGTAAAGAACAATAAGACTGGGGAAACAAAGGAAATTGAGATGACCATCCCAGAATATACTGAATGGTTAGAACAAAATCCCGACTGGTCAAAAGATTGGCAAGCAGGTTGCGCTGCTTCTGTATCTGGTACCGGCGACGTTTACAGTAGAACTGATGGTGGATGGAACGAAGTTCTATCAAGGGTATCACAAATGCCTGGTTCTAAAGTAAAGCCCCAAAAGATTACACACATCTAACATGCCTGCTAGGAAGAAAAAAGTTTCGTCACAAGTTGGTGCGGGAATGTCCGCTAAACAAATGCAAAGAAAGAAACCTTTTAACGTCGATATGATGGTCGATGTTACACCAGTTTCCGATAATCAGCAGCGGGTATTTGATGCCTATGCTGAAGGTAAAAACCTTTATACCTACGGATGTGCTGGTACAGGTAAGACATTTATTATGCTTTACCTAGCACTGAAAGAAGTGCTCAATCCAATCACACCTTATAATCGTGTGGTTATTGTTCGCTCTTTGGTATCTACTAGGGAGATTGGTTTCCTACCGGGAGACCATGAGGATAAGTCATCCTTGTATCAAATCCCATACAAGAACATGGTCAAGTACATGTTCGAGTTGCCTACAGATAATGACTTTGATATGCTCTGGGGCAATCTAAAGACACAGGAGAGCATCAAGTTTTGGTCCACATCTTTCATCCGTGGTACTACATTGGATGATTGTATCATCATCGTGGACGAATGCCAGAACTTGAATTTTCACGAGTTAGATAGTATAATTACAAGAGTTGGTGAGAACTGCAAGATCCACTTCTGTGGTGATGCTGCACAATCCGACTTGGTTAAAACCAATGAACGAAATGGTATTCTTGACTTCATGAAAATTCTAGGTGCTATGCCTGAATTTGAGTCCGTTGAATTTGGTGTCGATGACATCGTAAGATCTGGTCTGGTCAAGAGTTATATCTTGAACAAAATTGCATTGAATCTTTGATGTTTGAACATGTGAACATTGAACTTCCTGCACTAAGTAGGAAGACTATTGATGGTGTTCGCTATTATGATGTCGATGACCGACCGATGGTGTCTATCACTTCGGTCACTTCACATTATAATAAGGAGACCTTCAAGAAATGGCGACAACGAGTTGGTGAAGAAGAAGCTAACCGTATCACCAAACGGGCAACCACCCGTGGAACTAGAGTACACACTTTGGTAGAAAACTATCTCCTCAATAAGGAGGTGGAGTATGATCAACCATTACCAAAGATGTTGTTTGTCCAAGCTAAAAAAACCTTGGGAAATATAAATAAGATTTATGCTCTTGAGAAATCTTTATATAGTAAAGAGCTTGGTGTTGCTGGTACCGTTGACTGTATTGCAGAGTACACAGGTGAGTCCGGGGAACCAGAATTAGCAATCATTGACTTCAAAACTGCTGAGAAGCCTAAACCCAAGGAATGGATTGAAAATTATTTCGTTCAGGCAGCCGCTTATGCGTGCATGTTCTATGAACTGACGGATATCCCTGTGAAGAAACTCGTCATCATTATGACGTGTGAGAATGGGGAAGTGGAAGTCTATGAAGAATACAACAAGCAGTACTACATGAAACTACTAGTACAGTACATTCAAAAATTTGTGGAGGAAAAACTCAATGAGTACCAAAAGTGAAGTCAAGACAATCCTAAAGAG